CAAACTATAGAAGAAGCAGCAAGTATTATTCCTCTTCGTAAACCAACCACACCTAAATCATTTACCAGAGCGATGCCTGATGAGTATAAACATGACACAAGCATTGACACTTTTACTGCTTACAAGAATTACATTGCCAGCAAACCTTGGGTTGCATCTAATTATCTTCGTGACCCATCCAGAAAACCAGATTGGATTTAATTATGATTGATGATGATGTGAAGATTACTATCAACCTTAACAAGTTGGTAGAAACAAGAGCAAAACTCCAAAGTCAATATGGAGATTACTCTGAGAAGATATGTAAGGGTGAGTATCTTGATGAGAATGATATTGACAGAATAGCATCTAAGTTAAGAGATACCTTGACTTGGGACGTTTTGTATAGTATGGTTGATGTAGCAGTATTAGAATATTTGGATCTTAATGAAACTCATTATGGGGAGACTGCTGGTGACGAACCTGCTAAGACCTATGAGAAGAATAGACAGCAGTTTAAGATGGTTGATTTAGTATCACCTTCTTGGACAATACAAGTACCAGTGAGGAAGAATAAATGAGATTCAAAGCACTTGTACATGTTAGGTTGAGAGGATCTGTATCTGATGCTGCTGGTAATGCAGTCATGAATAATGTCAATAGAATTGCTCCTAAACTTGAACCGCATTTGTTGAGGATTGGTAAGGCAATAGACTTTTGGTTTGATGCAGAGACTGAAGAGATAGCAAGAGAACAGATGGATCTTCTATCTGATAGGATGCTTGCTAATACTGTGATAGAAGATTGGGAGTATGAATTAGAGGAGACTAAAGAGACTGGAATAGGTAATATATCTAATGATAATGCAGGTACATCTAAACATCATCTATTTGGTGCATAATGAGAGATGAATTTTTGTGGGTTGAAAAATACAGACCCAAAACAATTGAAGAATGTATTTTACCAGAGAGTATAAAGAAGACCTTTCTAGATTTCCTAGATAAAGGAGAAGTACCAAATCTTCTTCTTGCAGGACCAGCAGGATGTGGTAAAACCACAGTAGCAAAAGCACTATGCAATCAATTAGGAGTAGATGTTTATGTCATTAATGGATCGGATGAAGGAAGGTTTCTTGATACAATTCGGAATAATGCCAAGAACTTTGCGTCTACAGTATCTTTTAGCAGCGAGTCAAAGCATAAAGTCATCATCATTGATGAAGCAGACAATACCACTCCCGACGTACAACTCCTTCTTAGAGCGAGTATTGAGGAGTTCTCCAACAACTGTAGATTCATTTTTACCTGCAATTACAAGAACAAAATCATTGAACCCCTCCACAGTAGATGTGCTGTTATCGAATTTGGAATCAAAGGAAAGCAAAAAGCAGATATCGCAACATGCTTTTTCAAGCGTCTTAACTCAATCTTGGAACAAGAAAGAGTAGAAGCAGATAAGAAAGTTTTAGCAGAATTAATTAATAATCACTTCCCTGATTGGAGAAGAGTATTAAATGAATGTCAAAGATATTCAGTTGGTGGTAAAATAGATAGTGGTATTCTTGCTACATTTTCAGACGTTAGTGTAAATGATCTCATTAAAAACCTCAAAGAAAAGAATTTTACGGAAGTACGTAAATGGTGTGTCAATAACTTGGACAATGATTCTTCTGTTTTATTACGTAGGATTTACGATTGTCTTTCAGATTCCTTGGTTCCTTCTTCCATTCCTGCTGCTGTTCTTGTTATTGCTAAGTATCAGTACCAGGTTGCTTTCGTCGCAGATCAAGAAATAAACATGCTTGCATGTCTTACTGAAATTATGGTGGAGTGTAAATTCAAATGAAGAAAGGTTTAAAGACTCCTTTGAGATACCCTGGTGGCAAGTCTAGAGCAGTCACTAAGATGGGTGTATACTTTCCTAATCTTAGGGATTATACTGAGTATAGAGAACCATTTCTAGGTGGTGGGAGTGTGGCAATATATGTCAGTCAGATGTATCCACACTTAAAGATTACTGTTAATGATCTTTATGAACCATTGATTAACTTCTGGTCTAATCTTCAGATGTTTGGTGGTGAGTTATATACAGAATTAAAAAATCTTAAGATTACTAATTGCAATCAGGACTCTGCTAGATGTTTGTTTGCAGAGATGAAAGATGTTATTAATGATAAAACTAAAACTGATCTTGAAAGAGCAGTTGCTTTCTATGTTGTAAATAAATGTAGTTTCTCTGGTCTTACAGAGTCATCCTCATTCTCAGCACAAGCAAGTGATTCTAATTTCTCCATGAGAGGGATTGAGAAGTTGCCAGAGTATTCTGAAATCATTTCTCATTGGCATATTAATCAGTACTCTTATGAGTATTGTTTTAGAACAGATATGCATGATGGATTGTTTATGTATCTAGATCCTCCATATGATATTAAGGATAATCTTTATGGGAAGAAGGGATCTATGCATAAGAAATTTGATCATGATAAGTTTGCTGAAGATTGTGATGAGATAGATACTCCAATGATGATCAGTTATAACTCAGATCAGTTAGTTAAGGATAGATTTAGTAAGTGGAATGCTTCTGAGTTTGATTTAACATATACTATGCGTTCTGTTGGGGAGTATATGAGAGAACAGAAGGAAAGGAAAGAACTAATCTTGATGAACTATGGTTCTAAGATTAAATTAAGTTTTGATGGATGTTATAATTATGATAAACTTAAGAAAGAGGGTTTAGTTGAGTGAGTGAACTTAAAGATTGGTTGAATTCTATCAACTTTAATAAGGAAGACTTGTCCTATGATATAAAGTCATATCCTCCATATATTGTTAATAAATGCTTGTCTGGATTTTTGGATACCATAATGTATTCTAATGAAATGAATAGGTATCATAACCTAGATAAGGATATGCAATATTCATTTTATCTAAATAGTGTGAGGAAAAGGAAGAGATTCTCTCCTTGGCTCAGAAAAGATAAAGTCATAGATTTAGAATGTGTCAAACAGTATTATGGGTATAGTAATGAAAAAGCATCCCAAGCACTGAAAATTCTAGATAAAAAGCAATTGAACTTTATTAAACAAAGACTTGAAACTGGCGGAACACAATGACTACACAAGAACCACAGGTGAACTGGTCTCCTGATATGATGGTTGAGGTTTTATTAAATGAACCTGATGATTTTTTAAAAGTTCGTGAGACTTTGACCAGAATAGGGGTGGCATCTAGAAAGGAAAAGAAACTTTACCAGAGTTGTCATATATTACATAAGCAGGGTAGATATTATCTGGTACACTTTAAAGAATTATTTGCATTAGATGGTAAGCGTGCTAATCTTACTCCTAATGATGTTCAGAGACGTAATCGTATTACTAAGTTACTTTCTGATTGGGGATTGATTAGTATTGTAAGTGAAGAATCTTGTTCTGATATTGCTCCATTGAATCAGATTAAGGTTCTTTCTTATAAGGATAAGGGTGATTGGATATTAGAACAGAAGTATAATATAGGTAAAAAGAATAAGGTACAGGAAACCACACCTGAATAAAAAGACTTTCGTGTATAATTAGTAATGGATGCCTTATGGGTCCACTATTAACTAAAGACGCTTACGGAGGTCTATTATGTTTGGTCCAAATTCACTTACGCTCTCAGTTCCTGAGACAGCAAAATACCTTGACACTATTCATAGAAATAGTATAGGTCTAGAGGATTGGATGAGAAGACTTGACACTACTTTTGAAACAGGAGATGTCAACTATCCACCTTATAATCTTGTAAAAGAAACAGACACAAGATTTAGATTAGAACTTGCTATTGCAGGATTTAAGAAAGAAGATGTTGAGGTAACTACAGAGTCTAATAGACTTTCTGTAGAAGGGAAGCAAAAAGAATCTGATACAGATGAGTATGTATATAGAGGGTTAGCATCTAGAGCATATTCTAGAACATGGACTCTATCTGATGATGTTGAGGTTAGTGAGGTAGACTTTACAAATGGTCTCCTTACTGTTAGATTAAATAAGATTATACCAGAGCATCAGAAGAGAAAGGTGTATGAAATCTCAGGTAAAGAAGTTAACTAAAGAAGAGATTTTCAAATTTTGT